AGCACACTTGCGCAGTTCTTCGATGGTCAAAGCCATCTCGCTCGTTTTGCTCATTCGTTTTCTCTCCTTCCTTAGATTTGCTTTGTGCAGCGAGGATAGTGAGGTTTCTCGCCAGTCGCTTGGACACGACGGAAATTGCAGTCAAGATGTCAATCAATTCCTCGTCCGTGTCGGTTACTTGTCTTTTCTCGTTCATTAGGGCTTCCTCCAATCTGAGGACTTTTCGTTTT